ACGGTATCATTCAACTCTGGTGTGAACGTCAATGCGCTTTTAAGTAGCAATGCCTGCATATCGCCACTCACAACTGAACGCAAATTTAATTGCTGTTCAGTCATGTTTAGAAATAATGCATTCACCATCTTCTTCTTTTTCACTGAGTTAGTTTCACCAGTAACTGGGTCATAAACTCCAGACTTGAGTTGAAAGTACGCAACATCTTCAGTCACGTCTTTGAAATCATTAAAGAGTGATTTGGCCACATCGACCATTTCACTACGAAAATTATTAGCCACGATCAACCCTCATAAACATAGAACCAGAACCATTAGATGACAGAAAGTCTTGCATTAGCAGGGACACTTTTCGCATTTGAGTTTGTTCAACATTTGATCCAGGATTAAAATACTCAGTCTTCTTTTTCAACGGACCAAGACCTTGTTCAACAATCTTAACGTTGCCGTCTTTAGACATAGGACCTGATGGGTCAAAGCCTAGTGAGATCAATGCCAGTTCAGAAGTCGCATGAGCGATGGGCTTTGGTAAGCCATTTGTTTTTGTTCTAGGCCAATCCAAAGACTGGTTCTCATCAACTTTATTACCAATAAATTCAAACAACAGATCAAGATCACGTGTTGCTTTTCTCAAAGAAATTTCTTTCTCAGAGGTTGACAGTTCAGCCCAGCCAATATTACCGTATCTGACGTGATAAGCATCCGCATCTTCTACCGAAATATATGAGTCAGAGCCCAAGATACCCGTCCCATCTTCTACTGTAATCATGTTTTACTCCTTGGCTTTCTTGCCTTCAAGATTGTCAAGTTTCTTGACTAGTTCGTCAACCGATTTCGTTAGTGTGTCTAACTTGTTCATGATTGACTGTTTAAATTCACGTTCTTTTGCGCTGGCTTGTGCCATTGCTGCTTGTTGATAATCCATGTAACTCTCCTGTTGGGGGACTATTAGAAAAAGGGAGGGAAGTCACCTTCCCTCCCTTTAGTTATCCGCTAATTGCTTATTAGGCTGCGAATTTGTACTTAACCACGCCCACGCCTTTAGCAGGGCCAACGATATCCCAGCTAGCGGCGGTTGCTAGCGTAGCATTGGTAGGCAGACCAGTTGAAGTACCAGCTACGAAAGCGGAACCTTCAATGTGGAACGTGTAAACGTCACGGAAGTGAATCGTTTCAACACCATCACCATTAGCTGCATCTTCGTCTTGCTTAACGGCTACTGGACGGCTATGCTGTGCAACACCCATGGAGATAGACCCCATTTCGATCAGGATCACTTCACCATCAGCAATCTTGTCGTCAACCAGAACTGGCATACCCAGATAGGTAGCAAGACCGATATTGGTTTGCGATGCAGGAATAAACGCATTAACTTCAGCAACTTGACGCTTGGTCATTTCTTTGCTGTTCATGACCAAAGCCACGGAACCAACGCTACGATCACCCCAAACGCTCTTCGTTTCCAGAAGACCAGCAATGCTGAATTGATCAACAGTCGTGTTAGTCAAACTAGCATCAGCACCAACAACACCAGCGATAACAGCCAGCAAAGCTTTCTGGCGGTCAGCAGCAGCGCGTTCACCAATGGCTTGTGCAACGGCAGCTTGTGGGTCAGAACCAGCCAGCATGCCTGCCATACGGGCGGAGGCATAAGAACGGTTACGTACCAAACGAACAGCAACTTGCTCATAAGCAGTCAGCTTTTCTGGAGTAGACAGTACGGCTGGATCGAACGATGCGACGTTGTCGTCGGTAGCGTCGTCGGCGATATTGCGCCACGATGGGAAGTTGAACGTAGAACCACCACCAGCAAGAGCTGCGGACAGTACGGCGTCGTTCATTACGATACCGGACTTGATCAGGGCGCTAGAAGTAAGAGCGGCATTTAGGGCGTAAGGTGCGAAGACCTTAGGTTGGATGATATCACCAAAAACTGTAATAGACATTATATTTTCCTCAAAAGGGAATGGGTTTATTTTCGGCCATTGTGGCCATTTTCACTAAAACCAATTTCCCCTTGGGAAATTGTGATGCCCTTAAGGCTACCGGTCTATCCGCCTTAGGGTTCAAGACCGGGTATTTTCAAATGGTATTTATTAAGATAACTTGTAATTCGCTTGGCTAGCTAGCATATTCGCCAATTGCGGGTTATTGCGCAATAGTTCGGACTGTTTAGTCAAGTTAAACGCTGGAGTTCCGGTCATAAACGGATTATCAACTTGTGAACCAGTAATAGCACTTGCCTTAGCACCACTACCTGAACGATTAGTAGCTCCAAAGAACTGTCCGTATTTTGGGTGGTTGCTATACTCAACAAACAGATCATCAACCGTGGCATCTTCCATATTACCTTTCAGCATTGGTGTTCCATCAGCATTGAATACTTTGATGGATACATTACCAGCTTCATCAGTTACGGTCTTGGTACGTGGGCTCAAGAACGGTGTAAGCATTTCAAGATCAGCATCATGTTTCTTAGCCAATGCACTCAGCTTCTTATCTACTTGATAATTAACATCACGTTTGGCATATGCTTCAAGTTTGGCATCTTTATCAGCCAGCATTTGTTGCATTGACTTGCGTACTGACTCAACATCATTACTTGCTGCTTCAACTTGCAGAGCGGCTTGTTGTCTTGCTTGTTCAGCTTGTTCAACAGAGCTTAGACGGGTCTTAATGGTGTCAAGACCACCCAGATCGTCAATACTCTTTTTGTAAACTGAATGCTTGTCCAATAGATCGCGGTTCTTGGCTAATAGACCAGTAACATGACCATTAATCATGCCCTTTACTACTTCCAAGACTTCAGGTTTGGCGAACATTTCCGCCACTTCTGGTGCCAGACCTTCTGGTAGTTTAAATTCATCACTCATTTATTATCTCCTGTTATGAGAATTAAGGTTTACTATTAGTTATCAATGGAACCGTGAGGTCATTTGGTAATGCCTTAATAACTGGTTGAGTCAATACTGTGGCTGAATCAATAATATTTCGGCGCTTTGCTTCAGCAATAACGACATCCCAACCAATTGCACCCAGGTTGAACAGTTCCATTACTTGAACAAAGGTTTCAACAGCCACATAATCAACTGAGAACGAAGTATTAACTGATGCTCTACCATAATCAGATAACTCAAGATATTGAGCGGTAAAATAAAGTGCAGCGTTGATGCCATCTTGCAGTTGAAGAGCCATACTCTTTAGATCACTATTAGCTTCAGCCGCATTGATAGCGGATTGCGTGGCAGTAGTGCTGGAAGACGCTTGGGTCGTCAATTGATTAGATAACTGTTCCATGCGTTGAGTCAGTCTATCTAGGTGTTCCTGTGCTGATTTGATTGATGCACCGGTATGTTCAATCCATGCAATATCAGCATCTGGATTATCACTGTGTACCATTTGGTTAATAGACAGATCAAACGTCGCCTCTTTACCATTTGCATCCATAGCCTTCAGACCTTTTGCAAACAAGAACGGTACGGTGCAAATATGGATAATATTACTCAAGTCCGAGCTTTGAGCCCAATGAGCGATATTCAACTCTGCCAATTCCATCATAGGTGGTTTACCCAGATAAAAACCAGAGCGTTTGGTATAAACTGGTACGATTGGGATATACAAAGTAGAAAGATAACCTTCAGTCTCAACCGTGTATTGCTGATCGTTATCAAGTGACGGGCGGTACGTTCGGTACATGACTGGAGTTACATTGCCCAATGCATCAGGTATTTGGCTGTACTCACGAATCTGAATGACGTTCCTTTCACCAATACCATCTTCATTCAATTCGGATATAGTTTCAGTAAAGCGGAATAGGCATAGTCGTTCACTACCATCCATCATTGCTGAGCGAGCTTCTAACACTGTCGAACTTGATACCTTTACCCAGTAAGGGCGGATACCGCTACTAAGCTCTTGGGCTCTATTAGCGAATGGCCTGTCGATTGGAACTTGTGGGTAGTCAACTAAAATATACGACACACCGTGGTTAACTGAGTCAGAAAATACGGACTTGCAGAACTGCGTCAAGTTACTATTTTGACTATCAATATCCTCAACGTAAATCTTCAGCGTATTGGGCATATTTTCAACTGCAATATCTTTACTGAATACCTTGGACACCGCTCTTTCAACTGCTGATTTATAGTAGTTGTCAAGCGTTGAGCGTGCTAATCTGGCTTGATAGTCAGCATCATCTTCTTTTGGTTCTTGTGGTAGGAAGGTTAGGCCAGCTTGTTTCATGGCATCAGTTCCACCCGAAAGAGTATCAACTACATGCCAGTGCATACGGTGTTGTTGAATGGCTAATGAGGCTTTTGCCACATCAGCTTTTACTGTTCTTTTATTAATTGTCATTGCTAACTCACCTATAGCAGTTAAAGATATTTCATGTGTCTATATTTACCCTCATTTGGTTTTTCTGGTGCCAAATAATGACCCTTGAGAAAATCCACCTGGGAGCTTTATCATGTTCACAGCGGCATAACGGAATGCATCAGCACCGTGTGAAAAGTTATCGTGATCTGGTTGATCAAATACCGTACCTGTCTTGCGGTCGGTCTTAGCCTTATAGTTTTCAAGTGCTACTATACCAGCTTCGCATTTGACTGGGTTAAAGTAGCAGTGTGGTAAAAGAATACGAGCTGCCTCAATACCATCCTCAAAGCCTATACTTGGTGTGATGGTAAAGTTTACACCATGTTGTAAAGCAAAGTTAGCACGTGATACACCAATTGTGAAGTCACGATTTCGCATGTCATGCGGAGCAAAATGGGCGCCATAATTATATCCCTTACCTTTAACGACTTTAATCCACTCAAGTAAACTGGTGTTGTTATTCTCCAGATAATCAATGAAGTGGAATTTACCAGCTATCTTCTGAAAGAACCATATACATGTCAAGTCCCTGATACCAATGTCCCATGCGGTAAAGACTGGGAAGTTAGAATCATACTTTATCTCAGTACTGATTCTATTTTGTTCCCTAGCCTTAATGATGTAGTCATAGTAGTAAGTTGCCGATGTATTGGCGAAGAAGTCGCAATACCATTCCTGCATCTTCTTTTCTTCACTCATGTTTTCACTGAAGATCTTAAAGTCGAATGTTTGATCGTAAAACGTATCAGCGACTGTCAGCTTCTGAACATGCCATGTCTTTTTCTTCTTTAACCCTTTCTCATACAACTTGAAGAAAAGATTCCGCCCTTTTGGTGTACCAAGAATAATAACGAACCAATTATCTTTACCAGCCAATGTTGGTAATAGAATTTCATCCCACAAGATATCAGGTAAATCCTGAGTCTCATCCATAACCACACCATGAAACCCTTGACCTCGCAATCGATCAGGTTCATGAGCTCCAAACAACCTGATAGTTGAACCATTAGGGTAACGAACAATCATAAAGGACTCATTGAACCCAATGCCATTAACGTGTTTGGCATAGTTCTTTAATCGATCCCACGCAATACTCCGCACTTGGTCAGCAGTTGGTGCAATATAGGCATAATGAGTGTTGGGAACGGTTAATGCCTTACGCTGTAGTTCATTAACTGCAAACTCAGTCTTACCACTACGACGATGACACACATATAAGTTGAATCGCTTCAAGCTATTGTGTGCAGTCCATTGCCACGCTCTGGGCTTATATGGAATAACGTTTCTTCGTGGTCCCGCTGTACCCATTAGAGCCAGTGCAGGAGCCTCGAATTCAATAACATCATTCATCGGTTGGTTCGCCCTCATCCTCGTCATCAAGTTCATCCATACTCATTGTGGCAGTAGCCATTGGTATAGTCCCTTCAGGTTCTGGTGGTAGCCATGTATAGGTATTACTAATAGCTTCACCATTCACACCACTCATTTCTATCTGTTTCAACTTTGGATACCGATAAGGCATAAGCTCAAGAGCGCATTTAATCCTTACTTGTTGGTCAGCAGTTGTATCAGCGAGTACTGTTGCCAAAAACTCAGCTGGGTCGATATAACCAGGTATGGCTGCAATTAATACTGCCATCTCCTCTGAGCGTTTGTTCTTTGAACCTTTCGGTCTACCAGCTTTTGCTTTCTGTTCATCCATATTTTTTTATACTTTATTCACCTAACGGCGCGAAATACCACTCGAAGTAGTGGTAATCATCATATTTAGTCATCTAAGCGTTTTAAAGTAGTAACCTCCTGTTATAGATATTTACCTCAAACAAAAAAGCCAAGAGCAGATCACCGCTCTTGGCCCTTTCTTCACAGGAGATACCAAGTTTCCTCAGCCTATTACTTAGCAAAATATTGATTATTTTGAGTTCATTTGATAGCCAAATTTGGCTATCAAATGATAAGTAGGAGGGGGAATTAACCATGAGTAAATTCAGCAAAGTTATGAAAGAGTTTCTCTTCATTGATGCTTTTACCGGCCAAGTTAGTCATACTAAGTTTTGGTCTAATGTCGGCCATGCGTTGGCTTGTGGTTTATTCGCCTTTTCAGTTATCACCGGTGATGCAAGTACTGAGCTATGGTTTATATTTGGAACCTTGGTTATGGGTAATGCGACTGCTAATAAACTACTCAACATAAAATACGGCATACCAGCCAATCCAACGGATGATAATAAATGACCACTCAGGACCCTAATAGAGATCAAAGAGATCTGTTAATCAAACTAGCTGCAAATTTCGATAATATGAACTCAAAATTTGATACTATGGTTGAAAACTTCAAGGAGTTTGAAAGACGACTTGATGATAAGTTTGTTGCCAAATCTGATCACGCAAAGCTATCTGAGCAAGTTATTCGATTAGAATCTAAGTTAAGCACTGAGTATGTTCCTCGGGCAGAAATACAACCAGTACTTGATACCCATAAGGCTATGACTGATAAGATACGAGCGTCATTCATTCGTTCTTATTTCACCATCGGTGTTATCTCTATTGCCTTTCTTATTGCCATACCAGTTGGTTATAAGATTTACTCATCAGTGAATGAACTAGCCACCAATCAGAAGCAGTTAATTGAGCGAGTTATACAAGCAACTCCATGGCCATCAATAGGGGTTAAACGATGAAAGCGTCGAGCACATGCCGTAGCATCATAAAGAAGTGGGAAAGCCTACACGACGGAAATCCCAAAACATCGCTTGTAGAGCCAATGCTTGATCCTGTGGGCATTCCTACCATCGGTTGGGGTTCTACCTTTCATCCAAATGGTAAGCGAGTTACTATGGATGATAAAGCGATCACATTATTGGAGTGTGAGGCTTATCTGGAGCACGACTTACTGGCATTAGAAGCAGTAGTTACTCGTTATGTGATTGTACCATTAAACCAGAACCAATTCGATGCATTGGTTAGTTTGGTTTATAACATTGGTTCAGGGAACTTTACCAACAGTACGTTACTGAAGAAGTTAAATGAAAAATGTTATTACTGCGCGGCTGAACAGTTTCCTAGATGGAACCAGCATCACGGTAAAGTCCTCAATGGCCTAACCAGTAGGCGGTTTGAGGAAAAGATATTGTTCTTGAGCTAACGCCTACATGCTATTGTTTAAGTCCAGGTGACTAAACTTTAGCTTACATTCAACCAGTTGATATGGTTCCATATGCCGTATAACATACGTATAGCTTTTAATCACACCAACAAATAAACGCTTAACGGATGTTACGCTTATATCAAAATTAATCTGGTTGACTGCTAGCCATTGACTAATCTCATCCCATTCTTTAACCTTTCTTATCGCATGGTTATCTTGATGTAGAGAATCCATTACCATAAAACCACTACGAATGGTAAGCATTCCCATACCACCAGGATGTCGTTCAGATGGTTCTTGTTGTTTTGCTGTATGAAATTCAAATAGTGTTTGGCTAGTATTCATTGGTGTTCTTTAGAATATACGACCTTGCGCCATTATATCTTCTATTTCGTAGTGAGCGAAGCGATAACAGATTGCATACCTGAGTTTATGTGTGATTTCTTTTATGAAGGGGTCAGTTGCCTCGCTATCATCAAGTATACTCAACCAGTGTAAAGCTATACCGTACGTCATATGCGTTTCCATGATCAGCGTCATGCACCCATCAAAATGAGCGGTTAGTTCCTGTTTGTTCATAGCCATAGCTTAGAAGATCAAGTTAGTAGGAACAGCAGTTGGTAAGTAAATCGCACAAAAGTCTGGCAGATCACCCGTAGGCCATACCTGAGCGAAGTAACAAGCATCCACCATGTTCTCGAATTGAATCAATGCTTTGATTGTTGCTTGTGAGCCATTTTTAACTAAACTCAAATCAAGGGTAAAGCCACCGATCAGTTCGGGGTATGCCATGATTGTGTCGTGGAATTGGTTTTTATATTCCTCAATATCAAGTACTGAGCCTGTTCTTGCAAACAGACCATCAGCAGTTAATAGACCAGTGTTTGATAATGACATTCACTCTCCCTTTGGTTGATACCAACCATTAATTCGACCATTATTTTTTTGAGATTCTCGTATTATACCCCGAGCCTCTCGGATATTTAGTGATTTATATGGTGGTCGATTATCAACCATCGCTTTGATCGCTGCTACCCGTCGTCTACTTTCATGTTGCTCAGCTTGCATTTCAAGGCTAAGATGAGCGATTGATTTGATGAACTTTACATCGTTTAAAGTTGAAGCCATTAAATTTCCTAGGTTGCTAGTATTTAAGCCACTCATGAAAAAGACCAACTAAATGGTCTTTTTGTTTTACATTTCACCCCATGCTAATAAAAACATCAAAGCATCAGATTCTGAGTAGAAGCCTATTTTGTAAAGCCACTTGAAATCATCAAAACTATCTTCATCAAAGCCATCACCATCAAATTGATTATAGACTACCTTCTTTTTGACCTTGTACTTGATTTTGTTGTGATAACACCACGTTAGTGCTTTATGGTAATGCTCCATTTTCTCATCACCATAGGGTCTAATATCCCACCCAGGATCATTGAAATTAACGGTAAATTTGGCAGTTGGTGTTTTGGGTTCGTAGATCATTTCATTTCCTCAAATAATAGTTTAAAAACGAAACGCGGTTCCGAGTCCATCATGTGTTTGAGGTACGCTCTCGGGTGCCCAAACTCCCCATTGACTGTTATCCACCATGTAGCGCCGCGCTCGCTCTTTAAAAGTTCCTTGAATGCTGCCAGTTGTGGCTCCGATATCACCTTCATGAACTCTTTGATTTGTACTTTGCTTTTCGTTCGACTCACTAACCACTTGAATCGAATCACTTGGGAGTAGTCCACTTGTTTTTTGCTTCCGATTAATTCTGGCCAGCAGCTCTTCTGGGCATAAAGCTTCGATTCCTGTATTGCGTTTAGGTAGTTCAGCTGTGAGTTCACTATCGAGTTGTAAGCTTCCATCTTCTGGTTCTTCAACGCAATCGGATCTTTGATTTGTTCTAGCATTATCGAATTTCCCTTTTAAGTTGTCTTCTAAATCTTTAGCTGCATCATAGTAGCCAATCATAATTGGCGCTTTAGTGGTAGTTGATAGTTTGGCTGGACTTAGCTCAATATTAATAATTTCACCATCCCACATCATTTCAACATTCACTTTGCAAGTTTCAGAAGTATCGCCTGCTTTGATTGTAAACCAGCAGTTGGTACTCGTATCTGATTTACGGTGAACGTATCTTGCACCTGCCTTCATTTCAGTAGTTGATATTAACCTGAAGCCAAACATAGATCTTTCAAAATCCTTGCATAAAATCTTGTATTTGGCCATAACATTGATTGCCATGTCTTCACCAGCTACAGTCTTTACCTTTTTGCGCAAGTTTCTGTTTTTGTTATCAGATAAAGGAATGATGAATTCATTATCACGGCTTCTGGCTGTTCTATACTTGATTTTAAGCACATGAGTTGACATGCCTTTCTTGGTTTCTTCATTAAAAAAGTATTGAACGCGTAGGTGAACTAGTTTTTTCTTGTTCGGTAGTTCATAAATTTGCATATTTGTTTACTCCAATGACGAAATGCGTAATAGGCGGGGGCACCTATTACGCATCGTCGAGTGGCTGACCACTAGGGGATCAACCACTTGTTAACTTTGCAAGATTATCAGCGCCCCCGCTGCATCTTGTCTCTTATTTAATCTATTATGATACGAAGTGCTGAATAGTCGCAATATATCATCAATAAATTTCACGAATTAGTGTAGGTGGACATTGGACCTACGGCTGCACATTTATCGCTTACCTGGAGTTCTGGCATCAGGTTTTTATTTAATCCACACCCGACAGTAACGCCATTGCGTTCTTTTATGCCTCACATGTGCAATATGATATGCGAAAGTGGAAAATACAACCATATTTATAATCATCAAAATCACGCCCTTTTATATCTCGGCAGTCGCCAACCAATATCATGGGACTATCTGGCGAAGGAAGCGACGCGACTAGAAATCAATGGTCTTCTGGTATTCACCCAGATAAGCTAGTGCAGCGGTAGGTAATCACAGGTGACGAACGACAGTGAGGATCTGTGATTACCGCTTGGTACGAAGGACCAAGCCTACGAAGTAGTGACCCATGAAATTTCTCAAAAAATCATGGTATGTCGTGAAACGCGTACCTTATTCTCTTTCAGAGCCATCTATAATAATAGAAGAGAATAAGGTACGCGATTTGGTTTACAACCAACCGCCATGAAGAATAAGGTACGCGGTTGTATTTGGCTGTGCATCTAAAAGAGAATAAGGTACGCGATAATGAACAATCGTGAAAAAGGCCACATAAGTGACCCCTTTTGATTCGAGTAGGTTGCTATTACTTGGTGAATAGCTTAACTAATACCGTGATAGCACTTGATACCGTTGGCCACAGCACCATGAAATCATTTGAAGTACCGTAAGCTTTTTCCAACATAACTCGCACCAACTCAAGTTTCATAGCTCCCTTACCAGATTCAGGTACTGCTTGTTCGATTGTCTTAATTGCTTGGATGACTACTGGTAGCAATTGCACAGTTGCTACGAAAATTTGAATTGCATTCATATTAAATTACCTTTGTTAGTTCACTATAAAATTGTCTAAGCTTCATAAGAGCCTCTGAGCGTCTGCCTTCTGAAAACAACATAACTGCACACTCAAGATGTTTGCGCCTGATGGCGGCTCTTTGGTCGAGGACGGTTTGATATGCCGTCCTCGAAGCCATTACATTACCCTATTAACTACGATCTTGACCTCACCATCAAACCATTCAGTATCAAGCAGGCCTTCATATACATAGCGCAAAACCATGTTTATTTCATCATCAGCAGTGATGCAATCATTGATCTTCACACCATTGAAATAAATTTCATATTGCGACAGATCAAACTCTGGGTCAAACGACTTATCCGTTGGGTCTACTGTAACTCTCATAAAATCTCCTGTTAGAGGCCATTACTTATTAGAGTTGCGGTTAGTTGTCATAACTGCCAGATAACAACTAACTCACAGATTTGTAACGGTATCAAAATAAGTTCGTAATCACACCAAATGAGTGTAGACTACGTTATCGCAACAAACAACTGAAAGAAATAAAATGAACGCTAAACAACACACACAACAAGAACAAATCGCTGGGTTTGTACAATGGCTAGCTGACGAAGTTGCCACGGTCGTAACTAGTAAAAGCGCCAAGAAAGCACAAGAACAGAGAATTACTTATATCAAGGGTCGTATTGCAACGTTCAGCGCAGTGACTCCACAAGAATACGATACTTGTATGGCTCTGGCTGCACAGCGCAAAGCTAAACGCGAATACTCAGTTATGACAAGCTAAAAGAACTTAGCTCGTAGAAAAGGCCACCAATATGTGGCCTTTTCTTCATTCAAAATTCACTTAGCATTTACGCGCAGACCCATTAATCTGATATCAGATATCAATACCTTTGCCTCATCGCATGTTACTGTTTGGTATAAGGGCTTGTTTGCTAGTGCTTGCTCAGATTGGAATAGCTGCGCATACTCTGCTTGGCGCCTCAGAATTACAAACGAACGACCATCACAATCTTGGTTCCAGTCTTTGAAATCAACTTTGCCATTTGCTTTGATCAATCTGCCTTTGGTAATTTTTGTTTTTATCATTTTAGTCCTTTGGTGTAATTATATTACCAAAGTAACAAACAACTAAAAGAAAACCAAATAGGAAGGTGCGGCCCGCCATTCGTTATATCTTTGGCTTTTTTAAAGCTTTCTCTTTTGCTTTAGTGGCTTTCAACTTTTCCTTTACTCTATGCATCTTTGCTTCTTTTTCAACTTGCGTCATGTGGGTATAGTGCCTAATCGTCGTAGGATCATCATGGTGCGTCTGGAGGTATTGGCCAATACCGTGCGCAAACGCCATTAAGTCTTTGACGGCATAGCGTTTCCACCGATTCTCAATAGGCCCTAGTAGTGAATTACAGCCACGATGCAATACCCCACGCAATAAGCCAGTTGAGTGATCGTGGTCTAATACCGCTTCATCACCAGTGCATACTAGGCCACACAATGAACATTTGCCATTCTGAGCTGCGAGCTTTTCTTCACGTATCGCTTTTACTTGAGTTTGTTTTATTTTCACCAAGTATTTACGTCATAGAAAAAGCCCCAATTAAGGGGCTTTCATTATTTCCAAATACTACCGTTCCATCGCTTGGGTACTTTAACTTGCCACGCATTGCCATTCCAGACACGTAAGGTTTTAGATTGCCATTGGTTGTTCAGCCATACCTTAAGACCACTCGGGGTGCTTATTACAGTCCCCCAAGCAAACTTCCATGACTTACCCCATACGCCGTTGCGCCACATTAAACAGGGCCCCAGGGGTCTTGTTCAGTACCCAATCCCTCTACAGCAACACCATTTACCTTCTTGATGTCTGCGTTCAGAGTTTGACCCGAAAGCGCTGCAACGACCGCTGCTGCAATCGCATTAATATCAACAGAACTTGAACCACCAGTATCAACACCAATAGCCGCTACTGGTACCTCGCGATCCACTAAAACATTGAACGCACCAAGAGTTGATACTACGGGGTCACTTCCATCATCAGTACTAATTTGCCCACCCGTAATGTGCAGGGTATGACTGCTTTCCATTGGCCGTATTTTCCACCCATTTGTCAAAAACAAATATGAAGGAACTGAACGACCACCGCCCAAGGGATCGCCGCCCACCACCCTGAAGACGGGTAAATACTTCAGATGGTCATTTTGACTTGCCCAAGTTTTCCAAGCTGAATAACAAGTTTTGGTATCAAGGTAAGCTGCATCAAGTACGATGCGTCGATTAGTCGGGTCAAATTGAATCATAAGTTTTCTCTTTTTAATATTTACACAGGCAGCAAATGAACAAATACCCCGAAATCGAAGCAAAATATAACCTGAAACCTGCACAATGTCAGGATTTATTTAGGCGCTTTAGTAGCCAAAAGAATACCGCACTCAAACGAAAAGATAAAAATAACCAACCAATTACTTTTGATCTCACATTTGAACAATGGCTGCGCATCTGGGAATCAAGTACACATTTGAACCAGAGAGGTGTAGGCATTGGAGAATACGTGATGAGCCGTAAAGGTGATATTGGTGGTTATACGATTGATAATGTCGAAATCCAACTGGCGAGTGAAAACTCACGCCAAGCAAACTTGGATAAAGTAAAACCGCAAGAAACGCGATTGAAGATAAGCCAAAGTCTAAAAAAGACTTTGGCTGCGCGATCAAATAACCGCTCATCTCCAACTTAAGCTGGGTTGCTGTAGTTACGCTCAAGTGCTGGTGCCAACAAGATTGATTGACCAGCAGCTCTTGTAATCGTTGATGATACTGCAACGTACTGTCCACCCGTCAAGCCAATACCAACCAAAGTCACAGCAGGGCTTGTTCCAGCAGTTCGTCCACCTTGTATGTTGGTATCATATGCATACGTGAAGCTTACTGGAGCGCCGCTATACGTGCCTGTAATATCCACACCGTCTTTGTCCTTTACAATCACAGCGGTACCAGTTCCATAATTACCACCTGGGTTAGAAGTATAGTAAAGAACGTACTTAAAGTCGCCCGTTCCAGCATTGGCTCCAAAGTTGATCGTACCAGCAGCTACGAATGGATAGATTCGGTTGATACCGTTCTTGTCAAACAAACTTACGCTGTTCAGGTAATTACTATTCAGGTTATCGATTGCAACACTCGTACTACCAACCAATGTATCACCAACGAACTGCACCAAAGCGTCAGCAGTCGCACCAGTTACCGTGCCAGCGCCAGCATCAATGTCACTGTTCTGACGCAGTGAATACTGAAGCTTGGTGTAAATCTGAGCAGTTGATGCATTACCTGAGGCATCACTAACCACAATACGGAAAGGAGCTGATGTACCATCAATATTGCGCATTTGATCGGCAGCGAAATACTCAACTGTAATCTGGTTGTAAGGTGCAGTACTTGATACCGTTGCATCATTAGCAGCTACTTTCAAGTCTGTGGCATTTGATAGTGGGAAGCGGTAAACTTGGAAGGTCAATGTTGCTGCACCAATACTAGCATTGGTGGAAGCAGAATATGTTTTGCCGTATTCACGAACATAAAGTGTCAGCGTATCACCACCGTCTGAGTAATCAAAGTTACCATTCGTGGCATCACCGTAAATCTGAATTGCTTCGTTGGTAGCACCTGGGAAACTGAACGTTGCCTTAGTGCCATTGTTCCAGCGGTAATAGGGCTGGTCGGTTGCACCAAGTGATCCCAGTGTCACGATGCCCATGTACTTGCGCCTTACCAGACCCCCGGCATCTTTTTCAGCCCAACCAGCATTGCGGATCAGCTTACGAGTCGTATCATCTTTTGGTGCCCAGCCATTAAATTCAAATTGTTCACCAGTAATGGCTTCCATTGGGAATGGAAATTTGATGAACGTTGAACTGGCTTTCCACTGTTCTTTTAGCCAGCTATAAAGTGCTTGACCTGATACACCACCGCTGTTACCAGCATTGGTGACGCTACCAGTCGTTTTAATTTCAATAGTTCGTGCAGTGGTATCAATTACGATATCAGTTGTTAGAGCTAGGTTATCGGGGTCCGTAATCAATGGCATGGGTTATTCCTCAAGGGTTAAAATATAATTGTTATTTCCGAGTGCAATTCGGTTGTCTTCCAGGTACTTGATAAACTCAACATAAAGGTTGAAGTCTCCAAGTACCAAGGTATCGCCTACCTGGACATCTGGACTAATATCAGTACCAAGGTATTTAAGGTCTGTTGATGCTACTATTTTCATGTGAATATCCTGTTATGCTGGATTAGAATAATTTCTGTCAATTACTGGCTGAATCAAGATCGAGTCGTCAGTAGTTTTGAATGTGTACGGAATACGAACTGGTTGGTATCCCATTGCCAATATAACCAGATAACCATCTGTTCCACCACTTGAGTGACTAAAGCTAAAGCTTGATCCTGATGACTCAGTACCACCAATCTCAACTGATGACGAGGGATCAGTGCCTTGATAAGCTCGTACTTCACTACCTGGGATCAATCCAGTAAACGCCAATGTATTGGTATTAAGTGGGTATTGGTTAGCTGCACGATCTGATGCACTACTGGTGGTTTGAACTGTAATACAAGTTATACCACTAGAAGTAATATAGGCAGTCGCTACCATTGTTATCCGGTACTTCAACTTCATACCAGCTGGATTAACTGTTTCAGTAACCAAGTTAGCACCATTCAAAGTTTTCCAAGTGCTGTCCCAACCAGAACCATTATTGATCTGATATTCAAAAGTATAGTTTGTTAATGTATTACCATTGATAGTTGGTGCTAAGTTTAGAAATCCAGTATGACCTTTGGTAAAGTAACCCATTTCAACATACGCGACATCACCGATCTCACCAAGACTTAAAGTTACACCGTTTGTACCAGCGTATGGGGAGCTTGATATAATGTAGTTCTCACCAGCAGTTTTACTCGATGGTAGTATGGGTACCCATACTACCGCACCATACAATGCACTCGTGGATGATTGGAAGTAATCAGAAAATCCTTCACCGTATGCGGCATTACTTGCTGCTGATGTTGGGTATGAGTTAGTATAAACTCCCCTAATGTAGCCATTAGGTAATGATATGACAGATGGCATACCCGAACCAGTGCCGGTATAAACTGATTCGATAACTGAGTCGGTAGAAAACGTAGTTAAAAAAGCGTTTATGTTGGCCCTTGAATTTGATAGATACGCTCGTTGAAGTTTGAAGTTGGTAGTATTGGGCCCAGTATTACTACTAACAATACCGTAGCATACATTAACTGTTCCACCATCAAGTGGATTAGTTGGCGAACCAATATTTCTTATAGTTACATTTGAACTACCATTAGTTCCAGTTCCTAGTACATAACCATACCACTGGTTGTTTGTAAACAAACCATTGTCACCAAACGTTAAACCGTCGATAGTGATGTTGTCTGAATTGTCAAATTGAAACAAGTTACCAAAAGCATTAATGGTTCCAGTGGTCCCAGCAAGTAAGCAGTAATTAGTGTCTTTGAAGGTTATACTCTTAGCTTGATTGGCAATTGAAATTCTGCAATTTCGCAACTTGGTATTTGTAAATTGGCCGTTGCTGGTGCTTGTTAGCGAAATCCCAACATTAGACGAACTTTCCGGCCCAACAGTAATTAATTCAATATAATTTGATACAACTCCGGAGGAAGCAGTGAAGTTTATAACACCACTAATATACGCTGTCTTATTCACCATCTTGGTATTATTGCAAGTTATATTTTTACAACGAGTTAGTGATAACCTGAAAGCTGCTGCGGTAATGTACTGAGTTAAGCAACTACCATCTAAATTCAAAGTAGACGCATCGGCCCAACTATGAGAATTTTCAACTATGTTGTTGGTAAACTGCAAGCTATTAATAGTTAAGCACGTAATACCTACTTCCAAATGAGCGCAGTTGATTACCGCATATGCAGTATTTGATATACTGAACAAATACCGAGTATTAACACCAGGTAATGCATTAGTTTGGCGACTTGCAATGGCTACTGTTCTAATGAAAATATTTGGTATACGAATGGCGCAGCCAGCTACTGGCACATAACCAATATTGGTCGTACCATCACTACCCAGGCGTACTTGGCCATTGCCTACGAACTGTACGAACTTGCTCCTGGTATCGGTGCTTAAACTCGTACTATCAAAACCACCACCTGTTTGTTGAGTTGGAGTTAGTAAACTCGGATACCACTCAAATACACCACTACCTGGGCTTGTTTCAATTTGAACACCATTAATGTATGTGTTTGCACCGCCACCATTTGTTGGTGCTTGAATCAATTGACCAGCTACACCTGTGGTTGAACCAAGACTAAACCAATTGCCATTGATTGCCAAACCCTCACCATTAGCAGCGCCCGTATAACCACCAACACCGCAAGTGACTTCAATCCATCCAGTAACATCTGGGCTTGATGCACTCGCACCAATACCAGTCAAAGCGCCAGCTGCAAAAGAGCCAACTACTTCCCTGAATTTAATAAAGCCTGACGTTGGCATTGCTGAATTCAAACCACTTGGATCTGAGCTCATACTCGCATACACGCCAAGCAAACTACCGGTAGTGCCACCTTGTGTGATCACGGTATCGATTTGCGGTACCAAACCAGTACCTGAGTTAAAAGGCATCCAGCGTACTTTTGTACCATCAATTAAGAACTTTGAACCTCGAGCCAACGTCACAGCACTCAAACAAAAGGTCATACCACTTGGAGAACCATTAAACCAACGAGTATCTGTTCTAACTGTGAAGGTGCAAGCAGCCGTGTATGTAATAGTATCACCAGCAGCACGAGTACCAGGGGCAGTATCCAAAAATGTATCAGTTGCTATTGAAATATTCGCCATGGCTTGCCTTTAATTTGTGTCGATCCAAATGTCACCAATACGTGGCAACATTGGAGCTGTATTACTTACTGTGATGCGAGTGTCTTTGACCCAATCAGGGACATCAGCATCACTACCTGGAGGCCCTTGTATGCCTTCTTGAATAACCAAAACTGTTGCAGTTTCTTGTTCAACAATAATAACTGGAGCCAATGACTCATTTACCAGAACAGTTGGTTCTTCAGGTACTTGGATAACAATTACGTCATCACTTACCACGTGTACTCACCTTCAATCTCTATTGATCCTTTCACCAACTTGACTACTTTGCCATCAGTAAACGTACATTCAACATCATAGCCATAAGTACCAGCCTTAACTGATGCCATCTTTGCAGCCGTAATATGTAGAGTCACTTTATTATCAGCAGCATCGACTTCGATGTAGTTACCAGTTGAAGTAGTGGAGTCAAGTTCAATTACTGCTGAAGCTAATGGCGTAAGCCGCACCTTCATGCGAATAACCGCACCAGTAAAATCGTAGCGATTGACTAACGATGATACATCACCTGGAATTGAATACTGTTTGCACTTGAACGTGATATCTTGTGAGTCACCTTGCTGGAGCGTCCAGTCTTGTGTTGGAATTGGGGAAGCCATAGAAACCTCTTTATATTATTTACTGACGACTTATTAAAACGTCGTGATTATTAGTCTTGCGAATACGTTGAAGCTCGTACCCACTGCATCCGGCGTAACGTAGTTAAAGGCGCCAACTTTGAATATTAACTCACCAGTCGTATTGTCAACTACTGGTAATGCCAAACCATCACCATCAAGTTGCATCATTGGGACTACATCAGTATTTGAACTACTGAAACTATACGAGTTAGTAGTAGGTGAAGATTGATTATCATCAAACATATGAACGTCGTCAAGCGTCATACCGACTCTAATCAATAGTATTGGTAATCTGCTTGATATGAACGTCACGCCTGTACTTGGGTTTTTACCAAATATAATTACATCAACTCTACTCAAACTGTTGAGTGGTAAAAACACACCATTGACTGCTTCTAACTTAGAATAAACAATGTCAATCGCATCATTAGAATCAGTACCAACAGTAGTACCAAACAGTTCATACTCAGTAGTATGTGAACCAAATCCTTTACCTGGAATACCAGGTAGTCCTTGCTCACCAGTATCACCTTTGACACCATCTTCGCCATTAATCCCATCAATGCCATCCTCACCATCAATTCCGTTAGCGCCATTAGTGCCTGGTAATCCACGTTCACCTTTGTCGCCTTGAATCACAGATACCAAAATAACCGGGGCTTCTTTTTCACTAACAATGATTACTTCTTTCATACGCGCCCCTATTTGATATTTATTGACCCATATTTATTGCTCATAGGGGACTTCATATATTATCCATCTCAGCATATTTATTTGAATCCCATGCCACAACAGATAGTTCGTAGATACCAAGTGAACGTTCATTCTTCGCTATAATTTTGAATGTTATAGGGTCTAAGCTTTGTCCATGGTAAAACCACACGGCATTTACCAGTACTGCTGAAGGGAAGGGTGAAGCCAATGACACTGTTGACACTCCACCACTAGTGATAACACTTGCTACTTGTCGACTAACAATACTACCATCAGCAGCCGTTATATGCAGGTAACCAGCTGAATTGAACACAATAGAACGATCAAGAGTTACTACTGATGTTGAGGACGATGACGCCACTCGACCTCCTTTGTAGATAGAACCCATGGGTTGGTTATTATTGTTAATCACCGCAACCAAGTCGCCTGGTATTAAGTCGTGATTATCCCAACTTGCCACGTAAGTAACCACCAATGGGTTAGACTTTTCGTTCAACATGACCATACGGGCTTTTCGTTTGGCTTGTGATTCCGATGCGCAGCCAAATGCATGAATTGAGGTTTTCTTTTCACCGTATTTGACGATACTTTCCATATCGTAAGCAAACACACCTTCTAAATTATAAAATTTATCTGGGTTGTTGAACTGAACATCCACCCAGTTATACATTGAGTTAAGCGAACCGCCCGTGTATTTGAATTGACCAGCACCAACATTAACATTGGTGATTAGACGCTTCACAGTATCAGGCATATCTGGTTTAAGGTGGGTACCAGTATCAGTGTATGCAACCATAGCATCAAAGTTACTAGCCACTGCCTCAAGTGCTTCTTTACGCGATAAGTCGTTGATCAATGTATGAATAGCATAACGCGGTTCCATAATGTTAGAACCATCAGCATTCTTATATCCTGTACGAACCATTTCGTCGCACCGTGGCGAGACGCTCCAAACTTGCTTGTTAAGGCGTAGAGCTTCTTCAGCAGTCATTGGTAAAGCGTTACCAGCACCCCAACGTTTTGACTTTACTAGTTCCAAAAAGCACCAAGCGGGGTTCATACAGAACTCCTTTTCTGGTTTAAATGTAATATAGTCCCAAGAACCTGGGTAAACTGCCGCTGTCCACTTATTATCATCACTTAATTGTGGTGGGGTATAACCAACTGGGACACTAATTAACTGGCAGTCATAAAGAACTGATACATCGGGTATCTCGCCGTTATCAGTAAGAACCTCAACTTGAACTTGCGAAATGTTACGTAAAATTAAGTTAGTCGCCAATGCACCAATTGCAGTTGGTAGAATAGCCTTTGCGCCATTGATTAACTTATCAGTCCAGCTAACATTGGGATCTACTTGAGTAACACCACCAGCCAGCGCACCCCCTGTAATCGACATCGTGCCAGTCGTGACTGCTGATACTACCAATCCGTTTGCACCTGTCCCATAGTCTAATGGGGCTTCCAATTTGATGGTATCGCCAATCTTTGTAGCAGTGAACTTTGGTGTACCACTAAACGAGTTAATACTGGCTACTAAAAGTGATACGGTATTTGATAGCGATGTCGCAAAAGTAACCACACCTGAAATTGCTTGACTACCAACTAACAGTTTGATAGTACCACTAGTTCCAGATACTGTAATAATCTTGCTTGCTTTGACACCAGCAGTAAACAAGTTCGAGTTAACTACCTCGAGTTGTTTTGGGTATTCAAAGATGCTACCGCCATTAGAAATGATAGCTGAATAAGTGATTGTATCGTATCGAGTTCCATATGGCTTAAACCATAAACCATTACTCAATATGGCATTAATTTCACTTCTGGTTCCAGTGATAGTCCGAAGACCGTCATCATATGTTCCAGTTTTGGTTAATGAGAACCTTCCAGTTTCAGCACCAGCTCTAAACTGTAATTCCAAAGAACCAGAACCACCTACTGAAAAGGCAGGTAACTGAATTGCTTCTTGAGTTTGTGCATTATATTGGCTAGTCGATGGCTCTGTTACGTGGATAGCTAGGACACTATCATCTATACTGCCATCAGGGTTAGTTGCACCAGGTGTTGTTTGGCCTGGGTAGATAAAATCTGACATGTTATACCTATTTTAAATGATACGAAGAGGAGATAGTAGCGATTTACTACTATCTCCTTTTGGTTTACGTTATTGACTTAATCGTGATACTTATCTTAGTAGGATCACAGTACTGGCCACCACCAATCGCTGTCCAATAAGGCCACATCTGGGTGAACTGATGCGTATGACCAACACCCCGTTGAGTAATATCAGGACATTGTGTAATTGCCAGACCACCACTAAAAGTCAGTGTCAGGGTGTTAATGTTCTCACCTCTGAAGTCTGGGTTTAAGTGGTATATGGACCATATGTAATTAGCAATACCACCGGTTCCGCTAGTAGTTAAATTACTCATTGGGTCACCAACAAATAATGAACCACCGTTTTTAGCAAATGCCATCGACTTACCAAAAAGTCTAGATGTATTGGCTGTCTGGGTTTGTTCAAAACCATCGCTAGCACCGTAAACGCTCACCCAACCAGTATAGTTAGACTGTTGACCCGCAACCGCAATACGATCGCCATTTGGGCTTAACTTAATGGCGTAGTACGGGTCACTCGTCACTGTTTTGGCCAGGGTGTTGAAGGTCGAACCAGTTTCGTTAATTGCACCATTAGGGAACTGTGCAATCACGAATTCTATGTTACTAGAACCAGCTGAACCAAGTTTACGAGCGACCACAATCGTTCTAAAGTTAGGTGAAATATCATAACTGAAACCATTCTTATCACCAGTAAAGAACTTAATACCGTCATACACTGTGCTAGTTGGTCTTGGTGAATGGGGATCAATGAAACCCTTCCAGAATGGACGTTCAACCACAGCACTATTTGATCCGATGTTGTAAACCACTGGGTGCGCACCGATCGAATAAGGGTTAGTATCAGTAAAACCGCCAGAACCATCTTCTCGGTTTGTTATTGCCATTATACAAATACGGTTACCATCATCAGATATGTGAACATCACTATATGGTGCCATTGCTTTGAATACGGGTTTAACTGCTGACTGTATACCATCAAAGCTATATGGTAAATTACCAGTTCCGATTATTGGTGTATCAGTTCCAGTTACGTTCACATAACCAGCGCCACCGTCTTTATAAACGTAAACACCACTCAAAGTTTTAATAACCAGAGCCTTTGAATTAA